TGCGTTTGTAACGTCATAGATTGCAACACCGATAGCGTTAGAACTTGTTCCTGAGAAGTTAGGAGTTCCTGTGCCGTTTGATGTAACTTTATAGAAGAAAGAGAATGTTTGAACCGATGCTTGAGCTTTAGAATCTAAAGTTAATGCATCTGTAATTAACATATCCCCAGCAGTTGTTGCTGCTGTAGATGATAAACTAGCAGAAACTGTGCCACTGATTTGTGATCCACCGCTAACTGAACTAAGTAAAAGAGTTCCGGCGGCTGCTGCACTTGGTGCTGAAGTTGGAAGTTTTGTTGTGGCATTAGGAGTGCCGCCGTTTTTAAGACTCCATCCTAATGTTGCATTTGATGCAAATGGGAAATTATTAAAATCAGAATTAGGGATGTAATTTTGATTCTGTATAATTCCTAATTTTGAAAGTGGACTAAAACTCATAATAACCTCTAATTAAATAATATACCAATTAGTTCCGTCTGTGGTAATTGAAATTGATTCATATTGGGCGGAAAGATTATATGAAGCAACGCCATCAATTGTTTCACTTCCAGCCGGAAGAATTTTAACTGGATTAACCGCAGAATCTGTTTTTTTAACTGTTAATGTTTTACCACTAGAAGGAATTGGTAATGTTATTGTTCTTAAACCACTAGCTGCACTTGCTAAAACAACATCGTTTGTATTGGTTAATGTTAAATCAATTGAAGTTGAAACAACATTTAAAAACTGCCCAGCCGCAGATCCAGTAATTTTTGTTGCTGTAGAAGAAAGAGCACCATTTATAACTATAGTTGTTGAATCTTTTGCAATACCAAGTGGAATAATCCATTGTCCATTAACGGAAGGTACAGCAGTTTGTCTTCCACCGGGGGTTGATGTACTGGCAAATTGTTGTTGACCAGCAGTTAGTCCTGTAAATCCACCGAGTTCTCCTGCTACTTGTACGCGAAGGCTGTTTCCAGCGGTAGCAGCATCAGCAGCAAATCCAATATATTCAATGCGAGTGTCTGGAGATGCAACGTTTGCTGCGTCAACTTTATAAACACGACCAGCTGTACGTCCGCCGTCTGAGGCACCTAAAGAAATATAAACAACATCACCAATTGCTAAGTTTTCACCAGCAACAGCGTTAACAGTGGAACTACTACCACCAACTCCACCGACAATCATCCATCGGCTAGTTGTTCCATTGTAAACAAGTTCAATAGATGCATTATTTTGAATTGTAACAGGAGCGCCAGTACCAGTGCGAATACGATTTGCAGCAGTAGCGCCAGTATCATCATTGAATGTAATTGCAGCTGATGTTGTATTTACTAGAGTTAATTGTTGTCCATCAACCCCAGCAGGAATCATATTGACACTTGCTAAAGAAGCATTTGTTAAACGAACAATTGTTTTAGAAGGAGATGCTAATGTAACATTAGATCCAGAAGTAACATCTGCTTCAGATGGGGTATCTAATTTTCCATCAACAGAAAGACGTGTAACTGCCCTAACATAACCAGTACCTTGTCCTTGAAGGATAAGGTTTTGATTAGAAGCAGATTGAATTGTTAATGCACCACCAACAATACCAGTGATAGTATCAGCTGTTGGTGTATTTAAAACTGGAGAAGTAAGTGTTTTATTTGTAAGAGTATCAGAAGAATCTAATGTAACAAGTTGGCTACTATTGGGTAAAGCATTACCTGATACAACAATACCAGATACATCGCGTCTTACAACTTTATTAGCATCACCTAAAACAGTTTTAAGTGATGAAAGAGCTAGATCTTGTACGGTGTTTGTATCGCCGTCGATTGTTTTATTGGTGAGTGTATCGGAAGAATCAAGTGTGACAATTTGACTAGAGTTTGGAAGTGAGTTGCCAGATAAAACAGCGCCAGCTGCATCACGTCGGATTACTTTATCTGCGTCAGCAAGAATTGTTTTAAGAGAACCAAGAGCTAAATCTTGAACGGTGTTGTTATCACCATCAATTGTTTTATTTGTAAGAGTGGCTGAATGATCTTCTGTTACAATTGGAGAAGCTGTTGTTCCATTGTGGTAGTTTAACTTACCGGAGCCAGATACAACGTCAAGATCACCTTTTTCGCTTGCTGTTGAAGCAGCTTTAGGTACGATCCTCAATCCTTCAATAAATTTACGAAAATTTAGTGCCATGTAAGCCTCTTAACTTTGTTGTAAGGTTTGGGCTGAGAAGCTAACCTTACCTGAACTATATCCAGCTAATGTTGGGGTTGTGATTCTAACTTGACCTGCTGAAGTTATATTAAACGTACAATCAGCATCACCAACATAATCTCTTGTTAATGTCCAAGCCGATCCATCATAAACTACTGTAATATTACCTGCTTCGCTTAAAGTAGTTGTAATTAAACCAACTGTTCCAATTCTAACTACAGCATATTTAATATAACCAGCACGAACCACAGAAGTTGGAAAGTTTAAATCTGTAATATTTAAATTAGTATTAACGTCACTAATTAAGTTGAATACTTGGGGGGCAATATCATAAGGCCCAACAGCAGATAAAAGAGCCTGTTCTGTGGCTTGGGCAAATTCAATAACTGCCGGAGCCCAATTAGGAGACTCTCCAGAGGAGGGAAATTCAATGGGCGTGCCCTGAATGGTAATTGTTACACTCATACTTTTATAGTTGTTAAATACTCAAAATTATATTATTTTTTATATACTAGGCGTAGTTTACCACAATCATATACTCGGTATAGACCATCTTTTAGAGAGTGTTCATGCTCAGTCATTCCAATTGGAGTATTCACCAACGCCTTTTGTCTAGATTGTTTGGATATAATGATTGCTTTCTTAGAGTCATAATAAAAATAATCTGGAGGTAGTATCCCATCTAAAACCCAGCCATTTTTAATCCAAGAAGATCCATTGGACCACCTTAAATCAATCCATGTAATAAGTTCACTATATTTATTGCTTGCAAATTTAGTTAATTTAGTAATTCCACCAGCAACAGTATAGTTTTCCTTTACACAATACCTACTAAGGACATATTCTTTGTTTTTTCTATGATGCTTTCCGATTGTAATTACAGACAGTAATTCGTCGTTAAAGTATAAACCAATTGCTTCTATAAATGAACACGACCCTAAAATGTGATATTGATTTAAAAAATACTTAGCTTCTTTTTTAGGAACTTGTTTTATTTCACATTCCCTTCCGTATATTCTTATTTCATTTTTACCTAATTTAGATCGTAGAAAGGACTTTACTTGATTGCATTTATTCTTCCATTCAAAATCAAATATATGAATTAAATCCAGCCCAGCTTCTTTTGCTATATTTGTTTTATCTAGGTGATATTTAGGATACATTTTTTTATTGTATTCTGAATGCCAAAAAGCACCGTTATATTCAATAGCTATATTATTCTCTTTAATTTTTAAATCAATTTGTTTTGGATTTTTTCCACCAATAAAAGAAGATTCTGCTGTAATGCCAATAGATTCTAGCCATTTCTTTATCTGTAGCTCGCCTTCTGAGACAAACAAACTACCATTTTGTAATAAAGTATTTAAATATTTTTCTTTTGTTTCTGGTAAGGAGGCTGGGTTTTCTACCCCATATTTTTTTAAATTTGATTCTTTTAGACTCAATTTAATCTTTTCAGAAAACATAGGATTGGACACGCCATGATTTGTAATCGTTGTTGAAACTTGTTTTTTTCTTAACTCTGGGCTGTGCATAGGAGATTCAACCCCATAATTAAACTTTAATGTGTTTTTTGATTTATCGAAAAACTCTTTATTTTGTAGTGCGTGTTCAACGCCATACTTTTTTTTCATTGTAGAGCGAGCTTTTTTACGCACTTCTATAGCAGCACCAGCATTAGCAACTCCATATTTTGATAAGTTGGTGGTTTCTCTTCGTTTTTTAACAGAATTCGGATGTGTGCTTGCGTTTGCTTGCTGTAAAGCTTTAAAAGAAGATACAAATTCACCGAATTCATCATCAATAAAGATCAATTTAGTATCTTTATTGTATGTATCTAATTGATTTAATTTGAGTTTAACTCCAGACGGAGTCCAATATTTACTTTCATTTCGTTTTTGAATTACGCCTTTAGGTCTTGCCATGGTTTTATTGTATAGTAATTAAGCTGTGTTTTCAAGATTGAGAAAGAAAATAAAAAAGAAGGAGGATACAATTAAGTATCCCCCTTCCCAAATACTACTGATTATGAGTTAACAATACCAGTGATAATTGTATTGCGACCGGGAGCTTGGCAGAACAAAGCTTGGTCAGTGTAGAGGCGGAGCTCGTAAGCTGCGCTGTTTTCGAGATCGCGGAAGAACTCTTCGCCTTGGCCTGGACGTTTGAAGGTAATGTCACAAGAACCAACACGCATCCAATCTTCTACGTTAAGGAGATAAGCATATCCCTGTTTAACATAGAGTGAAGGCTCAATTTCGATTTCGCCGTTCTGTGAATGGAACTTGAGAGACTTAGCTCCGTTTTCCATTTTAGCAGGACTATAGCTCTGATCATACTTGCGTAGAGCAGCTTGATCGGTGAGCATGTTCTGCCAAGAACGAACGTTAACTAGAGCAAGAAGTGTACCTTCCTGACCTTTTTCAACAGCACGGGTTGCAGCCTGTCCGAGTTTGGTGAAGGATAGAGCAGCTGAAGCTGCGCTATAACTGTTACCACGGAATAGGTTGTAAGTTTGAACGTCGATGTTGAAGAGTGAACCTGAAGAAACGGTTAGAATCTTGTGGATTCCAGCGAATTCGTTTCCATAAGCCCCTTTGTGCCAAATAACATCGCCAGAAGCGATGAGAGCAGCAACAGAAGAGTCACAGGTAACGGTCTGAGCAGCCATGTCTACTGAAAGAACCTTAACGGATGCTTTTAAAGCACCTGATGAAGGATCACGAATTTCAATAGGCATTCCTTCTGCCCCTGCCCAGATACCAGGTGCCCATTCAGCGGTTTGAATGGTGATGACTGCACCAAGTGCGGAGTCAACAACAGCATAACCAACCTGACCATAGAGCATCTCGATTTCAAGCTTCTTAGCCATAGAGCGAAGCATGTTTGCCACTAGGAATTTAGTAGCATCCATGAACGCTTTTTGACCACCGAGAGCAGCACGAGAAGCAGCAACGTAGCCAAGGAGTGAACGGAGAACGGCTGGAGAGCCTTTCACCTGAGCATCTTTGACTTGTCCTGCTACTGGAGCTTGAAGATTGAAAGCATCTTCATCTGAACCAGCGAAGGTAACGCCGTGTTCTAGACCGAGGATGATTGGTTGCCCATTGTTACTCCCATTTCTGGGGGGATAGACATTTCTGCTATCCTCTACAGCTTCATTCGGTTATATCTGTAGGTCGGACTATCGCATCTACTTTCGTAGTCTTCTCGTTTAGTCTCTCACGGTGCATTTTTTGCTTCCGCCTTGTTGTCCTCTTCAGGAGTTTCAAGTCAATTAGAGAAGATTTTAATACCACCAACATTAATGGTATAGATTACCGGGTTGCTTATCTTTAGACATGAATTTGATTTTGTTGAGGAGTTTAACCCCATCAGGAATCAATTCCGCTAAACGATCTGCATAAGTTTCTTTCTTTACTTTTCCTAAATTCTTCACTTAGGCATCGACTATATCATTAGTGATTTTATCACTACCTTGCGCTTGTGACAATTTTAATTTATAAATGTCTTCAATATATCTAAACTTATATTGCATTGATTTAAATGTTAAAACAAACTCTCTTATTTTTTCCCAAATAATTAAACTATCCTTTTGTGTAAATTTAATTATTGGAACTTGTTTACCATTATCAGAGTGAAGTTTTATTTTTGGTTCTAATCCTAAATCAGTAAACCATTTTTTTATTTCTTCTACTTCTTCTAATGTTTGAGAATTTGTAAAAATTCTAAATCTTGCCCCATAGTTTTTTTTATCGCCATTTTTTAGTTTACTAAACGATGGTTCAACATACCCATCATCCATTAACCACACTGCTATAGCAAAATATGGATTTGTAATAAACTTTAAAATTTTAGGTACACTTTTTCTATCGTTTGGATAACAAAACTTTCTCCACGCCCTTAGTCTTTTTTCACAAACCGATACTTGCACCGATTTGCCTTTATGACCATTTCGCATTTTAACATCTCTTTGAAAAATATCAGAGAGCAATTTTGCTTTCCATGACTGATAGTCAGCTTGCTCTAAACCGTGGTCTATTGTTAAACCACCATAGAGTTTTCCTCTATTTTTAATATAATGCAAACAACCATCACCTAAAACCAATGACAAAACTAAACTTCGTTTATCTCTATTAAGCATTTATATCCTACTCACTAAGTGATCTGGATTATTAAATTATCTAGTCTGTGAACGTTCCGATTTTACGGCTTCGCTGCTGATTGCCCTCGACTTTACGTTAGGGGTTCCAGCAATTCACAAGGTTTTCTAGTATCATCATACCTCAAATACTAAAGGTATTCAACTAGGAGGGGTTTCACCTCACTTTTTCAAAGATCTACCCAAAAAATCCATTCAATGTTCCAACGGTATTATTTGGAGTACCGTAAGTATTTGCACTTGCCATATACTATATTTCCTTTCTATTAATTATTCTTTTACAACGTATTTTAAAATAACACTGTCTGCAGCAACCATAGCTGCACTGAGTGTTAGAGTTACTTGTGAATCAGCAACGCCACCAGAAGGAGTTCCGATTGCAATTCCAGCTTGAGCGATTAGATAAACACCAACGCTGTCGTCACAATGTAAAGCTGCCCGAACTTCAGCAACAGGCTCACCCACTTGAATTACGACATTGGTTCCTGCCCCAAGAGCAACAACACCAATGTCTGATAGTTTTAAACAAAGTTCCTGCACTTTTAGTGCAACCGAAAGAACTTTGTCGTCTTTTGACTGATAAGAAATTGACATATTATTTCCTATATTTGGTTAAATGGTTAATAGTTAATTGTTTTGTAATCACCTTGGATATTTCCACTCAGTATAACTGGTTATGGAAAGTCGTAGTTGACTACCCTATAAAACAAACGATTAAACTCCGAAAAAGTCCTTATAAGACATTTTCTTTTCAGGTTCTTTTACAGAAGTTTTACCGCCCGTATCTTTTACTGCCTTAGCAGAAGAAACAGCGACTGCTTCTTTAGCCTTAGCAAGATTCTTTTTACGGAAATTAGCTAAACGCTGCTTTCCTAAAAACTGTTCTAATGCCTCATCTGGCATAGCGTTGATGAGGGTTTGAATATCTTTTTCAAGTTCTTGTTTTACAAGGGGAATAACATCTTCAGCGGAAACGTCATATCCTTCTTGTAAAGCTACAAGCATATAATCTGCAATCTTCTTAACCACGTATGGTTCTTTAGGAAGATTAGAGCTTTCTAGAGCAGCAGTCATTTGCTGGTCGTACTTCTCGTATGCCTGTTCTTGTAGGCGTTCAAATTCTTTTTGCTCAAACTGTTGCTTTTCTTTTTCGCGTTCTTCTTTAAGAGAACGAAGCTCTTCTTCAATACGCTCTTTTTCAAGCTGTTCAGGAGTCTTTTGAGCATTCTCAATTTCTTGTTCAATAATTTGTCTTGCCAATTCACGTTCATCAATGCTAAGTTCTTTAAGAAGTTTACGGGGGTTTTTTGTACCTTCGGTGATTAGCTGGCGGATTTCTTTTTCAAGCTGTGCATACTCTTGTGCTCGCTTTGTCCCCATGCGTGACATTTGGAGGTGGCGTTTCATGTACTCAATAGCTTCAGGATCATCAGGAATCTCAAACGGAAGATCTTCATCAATCTCACGTCCATCTACTTTTAGACGGAGAGAACGAAGCCGAGCTGCTTCTTTAGCAACAGCTTTAGCTTCAGCAGGAGAGGCAGCAGCTTCAACTCCTTCTACAGATCCTTCAACAGAAGCAGATTCAAATGATTCAGAAGACGATTCAGGGACAGCAGACTGTACAGCATTATTTTCCATAATATAATATCCTTTTTACGCCCTTGCGGGTAGTTTAAAGTGAACCGCTCGATATGAGTAGGTTTCTATTATAGTTGTTAATATTATTTGTCCTTTTTACAACACTTTTTAATCCTACTAAACCGCTTCTTATCGGAGTAAGATTCTTTATATAATGGTTTTGTTGATTGGTAAGTATTAGAAGATGCTGACATATTATTATTTTAATGATGTTTTTAATTTATTAAATCTATCTAATTTTTTTTGTTTTTCTTCAGGTGATTCTTCGTACCACATTGGTCCTAATTCGGGTCCATTAGAACTTTCCATTACACGATCTTGTAAATTAAATAAAGCATGTTGGTTTTCTTTTAAGTTAGATAATCTTTTACCTATATTTTCATAGTCAACCTTTTCTCCAGGCCATTTTAATTCTTCGGCAATTTTTTTAGCATCTTCTGGAGAATGCTGCCCTCCTAAAAATCTGACGGTATTTATAATTTTTCCTAATTTATTTTCATTGTTATTATAAAATGAATTAGATTGTTCAAGCATTGTATTTAATTGATATGGACCATATCTTCTTGTATTAAAAGAGTTTCCACCATGTCCTTCAAATTGTTGCCCGAGACCTTGGTCTTTTAATTTTTGAAGAGAATCCAATCTAGCTTTTTCATCAACTTGTTTATCAAATTGTTGCTGATCTAATTGTTTTAAATATTCTTCTCTATCTTGTTCATTTAATTCATTAAATTTGGGCATAAATATTATTCCTCTGAACCGAACATTTTATTTTTATTTTTTAATCTTACCGAATCATAATATTCATTCGCATTAGGACCATACCATTCTTTTCCGATTCTAATATCTCGGTCTGTCAATCCTTCGGTGTTTAATTCTTGTTGTGGTTGACTGGCCGGTGCTCTTGAAATTGATTCTTCTTCAGGTTTTGATTTACCCATTGAATTTTTAATTATATTAAACCGTTGTTTTGCTTTTTCACTAGATTCTGCTAGTATTTCCCTTGCGGTTGGCTCATACCCGTATTTTGGTTTTCTAGCTTCTGTGATTGTTTCGCCGCGAAAACTTTCAACAATAGAGGGCTCTGCTTCATTTTGTTTTTTAAATGGTCGATATTCAACAGATCCGGGAGTTCTGTATGGAATTAATGTTTTTTCGATTACTTCCATACCTTCATCTTTGGGTAAATTTTTTAATTTATCTTTAATAGTTTCTTCTACACCAGATAAAAATCCTAAACTACCATACTCATCCGCTTCTTTAGATCCAGCTTTAAGTTTTTTTAAAGCAGCTTCTTCTGCAAGCTGTTCACGTAATCTTCTAATATTTGATCTTTTTAATAACTCATCATTATCCATAAAATTATTCCTTAAAACGCAATACCTTTTAGTTTTTTATTGATTCTCATAAATTACTTTTTAGAAAACTTACCCGCGCAACGCCACTTTCTTCTGGAAAGTCTTAGTGGTGAGTTTTTATCTTTTGCTGCCGAAGGGTGCATTTTCATTTGTCCATAACTTCTTGAACAATAAGAATTGCCTTTAGACGTACCGGGCCTTATGCGATCGCCGCCGTCAGATGCCTTACCTGCCTGACCATAAGACACTTTGCGAGTCCTACCACCTACTGTTTTAATGATCTTTGTAAATCGTTTGCCTTTTGCTGGTTTAGCCATATTACCTCACAAAACTTACAATCAAATCAATTAATTCAATTACAATTAAAACATAAAGTAGTTTTTCTGAATGAGTCATTCGAGAAACTTTTACTAATTGTAGTTTGTCATTATTATGTCTTGCCATTTTATAAATCTTTCTTTGTAATACTCAAGAAATCAACTTCTTGTGATAACCTAATAAAGCTACCATAAATACCGAGATGATTAAAGAAATAAATTTCAGTATAAGTTTGACCTAATCTAACTAACTCAACTTCTAATTTAAAAGTAATTTCACCTGTTTGCTCAGAAGGTGCTAAGCTCACTTCACTAAACATACCTTTAAATCTACCACCAGAAAGAGGCGTACCAACTTGAGTTGATAGTAAAGTTTCAACCCAATTATCATCTACAGAGATAGAATATATTTTAAATGTACAAGACGCTGCACTTTTAAATCCTTTATTTTTAAATAATCCAGCAAATACTTGAATTCCATCAAAGTTTTCTGCATCAAATTTAGCCCAACTTTGAATTTTGTATTGGTCTTTATTGCAAGGTCTATGGTTATATTTTGTAACAATTGATGTATAAGCGGAGCCGGGACAAATAAGCATTTTATTCTTAAAACAAATTTTTAAGGGTTGTACATAATTGTTATTATTTAACATTTTAACTCGTCTTGATGCCATATTATGCAATTTTTCTTAAATTAAAAAAAGAACCAATTCTTATGCTTACTGCTGTAGTTGTTTCGGATCTTATTTGTACGGCTACCGTTCCACTTGTAGTTACTGTTACGATTCCGCTACCAGTAACAATAAAATTTGTGTTAATAGCTGCTGCGGAAGCCGACGATACGTTTGTTGTTGCTGTTAGTTGATCGTATATAAAAGTTTTACTTACTCCATCTACAGCCTGACTTATTTCCCATCTACCAAATGTTGTACCTAAAACAGCTGAAACCGCACCTACCCTTAATCCAATTCCTGTGGTTGTTGCTGTTGATTGACATAAAGCAAAACATTCAAATGCATAAGTTCCAACAGGCAAAACGTCCGAAATTAATTCTGTTACATCGATATAAGTAATAGCAGTTCTAGTTTGGTTTGCAGATTGAATAACATAAGAATAATCTAAAAAGATAGGCGTCCAACCAGTAGAAGCCGCCGTTGCTTTTAAAAAAATAGAAGAACCATCTGTTAATATAGCTAAAGATCCAACGGCAGCATCAACTCCCGATATTCTAGGAGATTGATCCACTTCTATGATTTCTATTTCATTTACTGTAATAGAACCTAGATTTGCCATTATTATCTCATTCTGTTAATAACAGCTTTCCAAGTAATATCACATGAAGCAACTCCTGTAACTCGAATATCAACAGAAGCACCATTTACAATTGGAACTACGGTAGCTGAAGTTAATACTGGATCTTCTGATGTATAGTCAGACTGAACTGTTGGCACTGATACGGTTCCTGCTGCATTTTTAATTCTTAGTGTTCGTTCATAAGCTACAGATTCACTAGAACCGTTAGTTCTAAATCCGGTAATAAAAACTTTTACAAGTTCAACGCTATTTGTTGCGGTTGCAATTGATGCAACAACAGCATTTACCGCTCCGGCTGTAGTTGTGCTGTTTGCACTAACATTATACTTAACGTTGTTTTCTTGTAAATGGAGTAAACTTTCAGGAGAGCTTGAACCAACACCTAATCTAGTGTTAGCTTCATCAAAGGCAGCGGAGGAGCCTAAATTAATTTTACCCTTTGTAACGCTGCTAGTTGAACTTAATGATAGGTTATTTGCCGCTGCTGTTCCACCAATAAGACTTTGACCACCAGAACGACCTGCTAGTAAAGCATATTGACTATGGTCATCATCACCTAATCCAGAAATTGAACCATGATCAATACCAGATTGTACGACATCGGCAACTAATTCATTTGCAACATCGTTATAACTTAAAGCAACTGATGCGCTAGTAGAAACCATTGCACCAACGGCATCTTGTGCTGCTTCATTAAAATCGGTTACTTGTGTTGAAGCAATTGCAATAGATGTATTTGATGCTGAAGTAATTTGACCTTGAGCATTAACAGATAAAACTGGTACTTGACTAGCCGATCCGTAAGAACCACTAGAAACTCCAGTGTTTGAAATCGCAATACTAGGATTACCAGAAACACCATCTCCATCAGAAACAGTAATTCCGGTGCCGTTTGTAATACTTCTTGAAACGAAAGTATCTTGAGAGGTTTGAACTAAAATACCATTACTATTAAATGCAGCAAGTGCAGTTAACGTTGCATCGACTGGTTGTTTTTCAGAGTCGAGTTCGTCAATTGCAGCTTGAACTGTTGTTGATGAAATGTTCCCTGATGGTGTATTTGTAATTTGTAAAGCACTATAGTCACCACTTTGTGCCGTAACAGATCCAGAACGACCAAAAACAGAAGTTACTTCAGAGGGAGAAATTTCAATATAGATCGAACCAGACCAACGATATGTTTTATTTGTATCTAACGCTACATAAATAACACCGTTTGAGCCTGTTGCTGGAAATGCTGCAAAATTAGCAAACTCAAGAACATCATCTACATAAGAAGGAAGATATTGAGAAGGAATTAACGCATTACCATCTAAAGGAACAATGCCGTTAGCAACTCCTTTTTGAAGTGATATTCTAGCGTCAGCTGCTGAACTAAAATCAGAAACTTGTGACGCAGAAATGCTAATAGCAACGTTTGATGCTGCTGTTAATCGTCCTTTAGCATCGACTGTAAAACTTCCAACAGAACCAGCCAACCCATAAGATCCAGCAGCAACGGAAGTATTTGTTAAATCAGCAGAAATTTGGTTACCAGCATCATCATATGTTAAATTAATATTTGCTGTGTTTGCTAAAATATTACCAATAGTATCTTGGATATCTTCTGATGTAACAGTAGAAATAGCCGACCATGCGGTATCAGCTGCTCCATTTTTAATATAAATAACAGCAGAACCACTATCATCAAAAAGAGCCAATGAACCAACAGAAGCAACCGCCCCTAACCCTGTACTTGGGTCGGCATCGACTTCTAAAATTTGTTTACTATTAACTGTAATTAAGCCTGTTATATTTGCCATGTGATATTTTCCCCCTTTATCACGTATCTAGTTTTTCAATTTGTAGCGAGCCGTTCCATTTTGTAGGATTGTTTGTGGCTCCTTTAACTTGCACTAAAATTTTATTGTTTATTGTAGTTAGTCTTACATCAAATTCACCTTGTGTTTTATTTGTGTAATCACTTTGAGTTAAATTAACACCTTGCACAATATTGTTTTCATTATAAAAAACAGCTGTTCTTTTAAATCCAGCTTGTTTAGAAATAGATTCTTTAGCTATAATTGAATATGTCACCATAACAGTACATTTATTAGTCGTTTGATATTCATAAATAGTATTCCAACTTGAAGAAGAAAAATTTCCAGAAAAAGGAACAAATCTACTTAAATATTCATTTAAAGAATCAACAATTTCATCAGCATATTCAACATTTTGAAGTTGTTGTCTAAATCTTTGTCTTGCTTGTAATGATATACTATTAGACATTATTCACCTAAAGTAATACCAACTGTTCCAACTCTATCTTCACCAGCTGCATTTACAGTAATTTTAGCAACATAGTGAGTTAAATCTAAAATAGCAGCAGCACTTACTGGTAACGTTTTAAAATAACCATTTAAATCAGCAACAATTCCAGATTCAGTAATACCAATAGAAGTACCATCTTTATCATAAATAGTATAACTTGCTGTTGCTAATGTTCCATCGCTCATTAACTCACCATCTTTAGTACACCAAATAGTGGCTTGTAGCTGGTTTGAAGCGTTAATCGAGAACACAGCACGAGGTTCATATTGATGACCAACAGCTGCATGAACAACTGGTAGATTATAGACAATAGGAACACCATCAACTGGAATAGTTACTTTTGCTGCATAGAAATTATTATCAAGATCTAGAATTGATGTAACTGGTGTAATCTCAAAAAATCCTTCCGCGTCAGCAACAATCCCAGACTGTGCCATACCGGGAACTAGATTGCCATATCTATCATAAATAACATATGAAGCCGTACCTAAACGAGTCGGATTATTAATAACCCCGAAACTATCAGTGACCCAAAATGAAGCAATTAATTGATTATTATCGTCAATGTTGAAAATACCACTAATAGCAGCACTAACAGCACCAGTAATACCCGGAGAGATTTGCATTAGCGATACAGAATTAGAGTCTCTATTACCAACAGCATCAACTGCTCTAACTCCAATATAATATTGAACTGCATTTTGAAGCAAATTACCAAAACTATCAGCAAAAATATTCATTTGAAGCTGAGTTGTAACGTATGCTATATTAATTGGATTAAATAATCCAACAGCAGTGGAAGCTTGTACATAAACTTCGTAACTAATTGGATTAGAAACGTCTGTTGCAGCTGACCATTGTGCTCTAATTTGTCCTAAAGATCCTAATGTAGTTGCGCTTACACCAGCAAATACAGGAGGAATTAAGTCAATGACACAAGCCAAAGAAGATTCTTGCTTAACTCCACCAGAAGCAAGCTGATTACCCCAAACTACGGCCAGTGATGTTCCTTGGACAATCGTCCCGTTTGATATTAACTGGTTCATTTATCACCTATTATTATGAGTCTCTAAGACTTGGACGAATGTCAACACCCGGAGGGCTGGTGAAGGTATAACGAATTAGAGTACCTACTACGTTAGGAACAACGCCTAGAGATAACCAAGTTGAACCATTATCAGTTGAGTATTGGAAATTGCCCGGATTGGATGTAATACTTTGTGAAACCAATTGTGTATTTGAAAGATCAAATGCTCTAAAGGTTAGAGTGCTTGGAACAGATGAAGCATACGTTGCTTTTAGTCTAAATCCACAACGAGTTGGTGTTCCAACGCTTGAATCATCGTAACTATATTCCCAGTTGTCTGACAAAACTTGAAGCGAGTCATATCCAATCTGGAATCCTGAGATTTGTAGTGGTGAAGATTTACCAATGCACTGTAGTTTAACACCCAATTTAAATTGGATTTGAGAAACACTTCCAAGTGCTAATAGATCGTTTGGATTAATCATTGTCCAACCGCCGGAGATGCTTCCAAAACCACTTGTTCGATAAAATATAGCAAGTTGTGACCCAGGATCTTCATTTTGAAGAGTAGCTTTAAGGATTTTGATAGTGGTTGTTGGTACAAAGTTTAAAACTCGTGTCACAATATACGAGGTTTCACATGCGATATCAGATTTTAAATCCATCGCGATAACGCCCCGCTGCGCCTGAGCTGCTGCTGTAGGTCCAACGGCAAATAACCACCCGAATTGGTTTGAAAATCCTTGTGGAGTACCCAAAAATTCCATTTCAACACCTTGAGGATTAACTGCTTCGTATTGTCTAATCCCCATCTGTCCGAAAACAGTGTCAATTTGGTTGTTAATAACTTTTTTAGTAAGGAATTTTACAGTGTTGAGCGCAACAATTGATTGGTCAATTGAATTTGACCAAGACGCGTTGACTGCTGAAGGAACAACATACTGTCCAATCGCCCCAAGATAGTTTGAAGTAGTTAAACTAGGCCATGTTGTTGCATTTGCTGTTAGTTCTGAAAGCAAACCGAGGTACATGTTGGAAGTTGTGGCAAAAAATGCGCACGAATTTCCATTTAAAATACCACCATTTACAGGTGCAGCAACAGGGAGTGCTTGGTTTTCAGAATCGGTTAAAAGAATAGTACCAGTTAATGCTGGTAAAATACTGGTTCTGTGTACCCACTGTGAGTTAGTGTAACCCCAAGCGCGACCAATTGTTACAAGACCTGCTGTAGATGTAGTGATACCAGTACCACCAGCAGTTGCGCTTAATTCAAAGTCGTTTGCAGTCGGGTTAACTACGAAATAAACTGTAGCAAGGGCCAAACCACCCGGAATTGTTCCACCAAGTAACATCACTGTGTCGTTTACTTTATAACTATGACCAATAATTTGCACTTTACCGGGAGCCGCTGCTGTAACAGTAGCACCTGAATCTGCTGAATAAACGGGCGCTACTGCTGTATTTCTAACAAAATATTGGTGAGCAGCTGCTAATCCAGTATGAGTGTATAGCCTATTTGCTGCAAAATCTAAAACTGCACCAGCTGGTTCAATCTCTGTATTGATTTGACTAATTACTACCGAGGTTGGACCTGCTGCTGCTGCAATAGGAGCACCACCGAATGTAGCAGATAATTGGAATGTTCCTACACCAGCGTTTACGACGAAATAACGAGTGTTTACAACAAATGTAGCTGCTGTCCACGCTGGTCCTACTTGTGAACTAATATAAGCCTGATCACCGTTAACATATGTATGACCTGCTACGTTGAATGTAACAGGTGTTCCAAGCGTAGGAGTCCCTGTAAGGTTGTTTGAAGGGGATGTTTGTCCTAAATGGTAAACAGCTTTTTGGTTAGTACCAGCTGCGATTGGATATTGAATAGGAGGAGGAGATGCACCTTGAACGAAATCAGCTTGATCTACGTTATTAACTAAAAATTGACCAGATTGTAAAAAAACTTGGTTGGTTGTTAGATAAATTTTCCACCCAGTAGTACCCGGATTATCAATAACTTTAATAGAACGGAATGTGTGGGCTGTTGTTGACGAAACCGGGAGTTGGACAACGATCCTTCCGACATAGCTTGACGCTCCTGTCGCTAGGTCGAAGTTATACAACATAATTGGATGTTGTTGAGCAGTTCCAGCCACTGCGCCGACAGCAGCTCCGATGATAAAAAGTCGGTTGTTTGTTGTGCAAAACGTAAAACCGTTTGGCTGAATACCTGAATCTGTCACCACATCAATAAACTTAGTAATCGGTGCTCCTAAAACCTGCACACTATTAAAAGTTTTTTGATATATATTACCTTGAAGCGTTGTTCTTGTTTGATCGTAGGTTGTTCCTACGTTAGCTAATAAATCGGTATCTAAAAGTCTCATTTTCTACTCCTTAAACAATTGCCCAAGTTTCATTATCTCTTCGATAATTTGTTCCTACTAGCGTGTAAGAAAACTGTCTCTGCACAGTTGTACCCGGAAAGGTACCGCTAGTATAGTTAATTTGTGTAATTCTTTGATTCTTTGTTCCAAAATCAACATAAGTGAATGCTGCTACTCTATCATGGGAATCCAATATTTGTAAACGTAAATTGTTTACAATCCCATACTTTGTTCCTGTTTTAGTGCCATTAATACTTCCAACAAGTTGAACGCTATCAGGATCGACATTAGTAAAAGCATCTAAATTAACAGGAAGTGGAGTTTGATCAGTTGCTAATGTAACAGATACTGAATTTGCTACGGTGTTTGCACCAAGAGTTGGAAGTTTTGCGTCAATTGATGATAATGTTAGTTCGGTTGCAACACCAGAAACATTTAAACTACCGTCTAAATTTATAGCTAGAGTGTTAGAGCCGTCGCTAATTGCAACGTTATCTTGTAGCGCGGAAAGATTTCGAATATCAAGATCAGAAGCTGTTACAGAAACGCTAGACCCAGAAACATCAACTTTGTCAGAAGCAAAAGTTAAATTTCTAATATCTAAATCTGTTGCTTTTACATTAATAGAACCATCGGAATTAATATCTAATGTATTAGTTCCATCGCTAATTGCTATATTATCCCCACCGGAAGCGGATACAACAACATTAGCATCGACGCTTCCATCAGCGTTAACTTTTAATAAATTACCAGTTACACGATCAGCAATAGCAATATCAGAAGTAGCAGCGTCTAATGTGACACCAGCTACGACAGCAGTAACAGATGCGTCAACTCTTAATCTATCATTTGTTTCATCAAACGATTGCTTTAAGACTTGATCAGCATCTAATTGAGTATAAGGGGCATTAGGACCGGCCATTTAACACACTTCTCCATTCTTTTATAGTTGTTAAAATGGATTATTATATTATTTAGGAAGCATTTGTTCTGGGCTTACTGGCATATTTTCAAATGGCGGTGGTGGGGAAGGTACACCTGGTACTTCAACGCCTTGACCAGTCATTGATTTTATTGTTTCACCAGCAGCAACATTTCCTCCTTGAGCAGCCATCATTTGTTCCATTGGAGAACCTTGTAATGATTCATTTGTTGGCATTTGTTGTCCAGGGATTCCTTGTTGTTGACCAATAGGAGGAAGAGGTTGCTCTCCAACTAATTGTAGCAATGCTGGGTCTGTCTCTCTTAATGCATTTAAATGACTTTCAATATGATCTAAAACAATACGAACAAGCTCAGGATCTCTACGAAGATCTGGATCAGAAAGAACTGCTTTATGTTCGTTAATATGTAAACGATGTTTATCAAGAGGAGAGACAATAACATTTTTTCCTTCTAGCATCTGTTCATTTTCAGATTTAATTAGAAGCAACTCGTTCATTTCTCCTTCAAACATAGTTTCAATTTTACCAGTATTGATAACTTGAAAATATTGTTCAGGTGATTTAATTAAATTCATTTGAAGCATTTGCTCTGCCATTTGAACGCGACCGGCTGTTGTACGAGCAAGAGGATTACCAACATCAACAACAACACGATTGATTGCTGAAATTTGTTCTCCTGTGAATTCTTTTAAAAGTGGTCTATTGTTCTTACCAACAAGAGTAATAACTTTTGGAGTTGTGGCAAAGTCCTTTAGAATCTGCACAATAGCAGTTCCAACGTCTTCAATTAGTTTTACATAACTTTGTTGAAGACCAGAAATATACTGCAATGACATAGACTGAACAAGAGCAAGTGCTGTTCCTGATTTAAGAGAAGCTTCAGGATTACCGCGAGTTACACTATTAACTCCTGAAATAGTTTCAGCAGATTGAATAAGCATATTCAAAAAATTAAAAACTTCTGGTGGAGTTGATGTTAGTTGTAATGGTTCTGGTTTAGAATTACCTTCAACAATATTCATCGCACCATCTAATGATTCAATACTTAGATCCGATCCACGAGGAACGAATAAGTTTTGAACACCAAAGGCATTTTGGTTAGTCATGATTGTGCTATATAGTGAATTAATTCCCTCTTGAATGGGAAAAATATCATACATTGGTGTATAACCATATGGAGTTCCCATGATCTCACGAGGAGTAATACGGAAAACAGGGAGAACTCTATATGGCATTTTTGTGTCTAATAGAATAATATTAGAATCAACAAATAACATATAACGACCGTCTGGCATAGCCTCGGTTCGTTTGTGATAAAATTCATAAACAGGAACATCGTCAGTATCATCGTTGCTGAACACAGCAAGACGATAAACGGCACTCTGGTTTTTTGGTTTAACACCCAAAAGTTTATCTTTTAATTCAGGATACTTAGCGATTAAATTGTAACGGTTTTGAAATGAACGAGTTAAAATCCATTCGTTATTCCAAGTTTCTTTTGTTCCATCTACAACAACATCAAATGGTGAAAGGTTTGTGAATTCTAATTCCCCTTCGTAAACCATTTCACCAGTTTCAGGGTCAGCATCATAAGCTTCCCCAGCAGTAGCATTCCAATCAAGTTTAATAAAACCTGTACCTAAAACAATTGCCATCTCGGTTGCTTTTTTTAAACAATCTTCAAGATGCTTTTCTCGCATATAATAGTCTAAAACACCATTTGCTACATAAGTTTGTGCTAATGACTTATAATCGGTATTTACAGCCCGAGCTTCCATTGTAGGACGGTTTGCTGTAATCATTGTATAAATGTGTTGGGCAATATTTGCGAAGTGATTAACTGGCAACATGACAAGTTCGCCTTGTTCCCCAGAGAATTCTACCCTGTGACCATACCCTAAGTCATTAGAGTATGCGCCGTGATAGGCTCGCCACATCCGAGACATTTTTTCTAAGTAAGCATTAGCTCTTAATATATTAAAAAAGCTATCACCTTTTGCTAAAAGGATACCAGCGCAGTCCTCTGCTTTTTTTTGAGCAAAGTACACGTCATCTTGGTGTTTTTGGTAGATCTGTGTATTAGGTGTATCCATTTAATTACCCATTTATATCCAAATGTTTCTAGAACATATATAGTTGTTATTTTCTTTTTACATTAAAGATCGTTCTATATATGTCGTGTGATTGTTGCCCATAAAAATTGGTTGGATTGTGTACATGAAGATCTTTTAAATTATAATTATAGTGAGCTGGATAAGGATTTTTTGTATAAGTTATTGATCTTATTAAATATTTTGCAGCATCTACTGCATCATAATGACCGTTATCTGGGGAGCGAGCAAAAGTTGTTTTAGTTTCTACGTTTTTCCATTTACAATTTCGTAAATGTCTAATTAAAGTTTTACATTTTGGGTTTATAATAATTTTTTTATTAGCCAACATCACTCTAAGATTATTTAAAGCAGACTCATTGTCATCTTTTTTAGCAGGTAAGAAGGTTATTTTATTATTTGAAATGCGAGCAATCTCTTGAGTTACAATATAATTAATATCACTTACTCTAATATTTGGAATTTTTACTTCATTAGATAATGGATTTGTCCAAAGTTCAGTTTCTTTTTTAAGAATACGATCCGTTAAATCCGGTAATTGTAATTCTTTACCGCTTAATATAATCTCATCTTCAAAAATAATTTTATCTGCTCTAAAATCATAGTACGCAAATAATACAGCCGTAAGATCTTTATACCCCAAATCCATTGCCACATACGTATCATAGAACGGTGGTTTGGGCCATTCTTTTACGATTTCCTTTTCCAGCTCTACAGTAAACTCTGGAAATAAAACGTTTTCTTCTTCTCGAATAACTTCACAAAGATACTCACGACGAAACTGTGGAGAGTTTTCTCCACCCATTTCTTTAATTGCTCGATCAATTTGTTCTTGAGCAAGCATTGGGTTGTCAAAAATTGTTTTTTTAGTGAGTGTATTATTTAATTCAGCTTGTTCAATAAACTCATAAAAATCATGATCAGGGTCTGTTGGTGGTGTAGAAGCAAGAATAATTTTTCCACCAGTATGCATTAGAGTGGGTAATAAAATAGATTTAACGATGTGTTTTAAGTTATCACAAAAACCAGCCTCGTCTACAAGAACAAGATCCGATTTTTGACCCCGTAGGCGTTCGTAGTGTTTGTTATCGCTACCAGCTAACTGAATAGAACTTCCATTAGCAAAGTGGTATGTAAACTTACTTTCAATATATGTTGGCTTTAAATGCTCAGGACAATCCTCTAAAAGCATTTTAAAGATAGGATCAAAGATGTTTTGAGCGTGAAGCTTTGTGTCAGTTAGAAGTTTTACAATGGAGTTTGATTTACGAAGACATTGCTCTAAAGCAATAAGTGCAAGAGCTACAGATTTACCACTCTGACGAGCTAGTAGCCACACAAGGGTAGCATTATCATCGGCATCATTAAAGATTTTACGCATGTCTTTTTGAACAGCGTGACATTTCCAAGATAATTCGCCACGATTCCATAATTCGGCAATCGCAGCTCCCTTATTAATTTTTTTAGGAGAAGGTTGTTGTGTCATTATCTAACATTTTTAACAAATCATCACTATTCATTTTTTGTGTTTGAATTGAAATTGATGAATTTGAACCTTTATTCACGAGAATTTTTGTAAAGATTTCAACACGTTTTGCTTCTTCAAGAGTGAGTTCTCTTCCCATTGAAATCTCTTTCATACGAGCCAACTGAACTTTGGCAATCATTTCTTCATCCGAAGATGCCTCAACCTGATACGCTACAAAATTCTTTTTTTCTTCATTAAGGAGTGGAGTCGATTTTTCAAGAAGATCTTTTAATTCTACGTTTTCTTCTTCTAATACCTTAACTTTTCTAGATAAAGATAAAATAGTTTTATATTGCGCTTCTGCATATTTTTGCAGAGAACTCATATCTTTAAATTGTTCTAACATTTTATCCATTGAGTCCATTAAAATTTAACAGCAGTTCTTATTTGCTGCCCCAATTTTATACTTGAAACATGAGAACGTAATTCTTCTGCTTCTTTTTTAGATTCAGATGCACCATCTTCTAATGCCTTCAAACGATCATTTAAATATTTAAGATTTTTATTTTCTTCTCTATTAATTATATATCCAGCAAACGTTGCTATAATTGCAAACGCGGGTGCGTCTTGTAAAGATACACCATTAATTAGCATTTTTACACTAAAAGCAACAAAAAGTCCAAGAGGGATATATTTAATATACTCTTTCATAATATTTCCTTAATAAAATTAAAAAGTGATGGTTTCGTAAGCCACTGATTTTATTTGCCTTAATGTGGCGGTTGGCATTGAAGTTACCACTTTTCTATATACAGTTGTTAATTAACAACTTAATATATATGAGTCAAACTATTAAAATTCAAGACAATTATTATATTTGGAACAAGGGTGACAATGTTTGGATCAATAATTGGTTTAAAACTAAAGAGTTTGAGTGCAAATGCACTAATAAAGAGTGCATTGAGCAAAAAATATCAGTAGACTTAATTAATCGTTTAACAGTAATACGCGAATATACAAAAAGTCCTATGCGCATTACTTCTGGTTTTAGATGCTCGGCTCATCAAGAATCTATTCGTAAGAGCGGGGTTTCAACAGTAGTAGCTAAAAAAAGCACTCACGAAAAAGGTGATGCTGCTGATATTTCTGTTTCTAGTTTAACACCGTTAAATCTATTACCTATAGCAGAAAAGCAATTTAAATCAATTGGTATTGCTAATAACTTCATTCACGTTGATCTTAGGGATGATAAGATTCGTCGTTGGAAATACTAATCCACCCTGACGCATTTGCAATTACGGGTAATTTTTTACAAAAGATAACCCTAGCTTACTCCAGAATATCCCGATGTTCTTTTTGGGTACACCTGTTATTTTTTAATTCCTTGAAGACTATAATTTAAAGCATCTGTAACGTCTTCAATATTTAATGGGTCTGTTGTGTAAAAATAAAGATCTTCATCTTGAATAGTTCTATCTGTTTCAGCAAAAAATCTGTTTTTATTTATTTTATAATCATGTTTTATTTTGTTTTTTTTAACAAAAGCTTGGTCTTGCCATACAATACGATTGTTTGGCATAGCGCAAAAATATCCATTATCCATTAATAAAATATGAGCACACTTATATTCGCCGGGAACATTAATAAACCCTAAATCCAATTCGTTTGTGTCGTTTTGTAAAAATTCAATAGTGAATAAATAACGTCCTTTTTGTTTATTTACTTCATCTAAGTTAACAATACCAGTTTGATCTTTAAGAAACCCCCATTGTATAACTTCTATTTGATTAGATAAACAATCCCATAACTGAACGTCAGATGTTTTCATATCATCTTTTACAGAAGGCTTATTGGTGTCTGTAAATGCATTTAAAGGAAGTCTATAGTAAACAGCGCCTGTTTCTAGAAATACATGAAACAACAATGCTTGGTTACGTTGTGCATAAACACCAAATAAATACCCATTTAAAAATTCACCATGCCCATCTTCTAAATTTCGAAGAAACTCTTTTCTTACTTTAACAGGTAATAATGGTATATTAGCGTTGTTCACAAAATAACCTCATATTTTCTTTAACCTGATTATACAAAACATCTTTAGGTAATTCTATCAAATATGAATTCATGTAGTTGTTTTCTAAGTCTATATGATGCATATCTAAAACACAATGAGTTAATTCGTGAAACACTAATTGCTTTCTTGTTTCTAGATTAGAAATAGCCCAATAATTTTCATCAATCAACACTTCTTTACGATGTATATAAACTGTACACAAACCAATATTATCGTCTGTTAATTTACCAAACTTGATGGAAAATTGATTTGGTTTTTGTACTTTATTACAACGTTCTTTACCTAAATCCATAAACTCTTTGTAATACGAGTTAAGCTCTTTATCAATATTATTGATTGGTAAAGTAAAAAATAATATAATAGAAGAAATCCATACAGCTAAAAACGACATATTAACTTGTCTCATGTGATTTTCTTCTCATCCTTAGTTTAATCATATTTTCATGAGAACGACTTACATTACAAGATCCACAAACAGAACCGTTCCAAAGCTTCCCGGTTTCGTCAACGTGCTTCTTATTTTTCCCATCGGGGTACTTACCCGACTCAATCCTATCTTTTAGTAAATTACATTGCTTACATAATCGTTTATTTTTTTCCATAATTTTTACCTGTTTTAGTGGGTATATTCATCGTATTAGAAACTATAAATTCATACATTTTTAAGTTGTCTGTATTAATTACAGCAGCAAATATCATCTCGTTATTTTCATCTTCTACGTACATCCAGTCCCAAAATCTCATATCTTTATTTGTACTGTGTATTTTATTAAAACGTTTGTTCTTGTTTCTAGATTTATCTGTTTGTCTAATTTTTTTATTAAGTTTGTTCATTCTGATCCAGCCTCATAATTACATTTACAACAAGTTAACTTATCTGTAACAGGATGTCTTGACCAATCATGAATTTCGTCAATTTCGTGACATTTTTTATTCGCTACTGGCTTGTTTCTGTCTACATTATCATTAAATAGTCCAAAAAACTTATATCCGAGGACCATAAAAACCATAAAAATGACTAATTCCATAATGATCTCCAATAGTTACGTAAATTTAACAACTATAACTAAAGTTGCACGTATGTGAACCTGATGATCATTACGTATCAACTACGACGAGCTTCAAACAGCGAGTCGCCGACGTTACCAATTGACGTACCGACAACTTCAGTTAATTGCCACGGATTAGTGTATTCACCACTTCTATCCTTTAAATCCCAAACAAAACTTCCTACCAAGCCAATAGAAAGACAAAAATCCTTTTTTGGCTTTCGTAAATTTCTTACTATATATCCATACATAACACCATCCATACCCATACATCTACACCTCTACACATTACCTAATGTCTTTTGTATCTTTATAAAACAATGTCGTTAAATTGTTATCGGAGTATATTACTTTAGATACTGTGTTGTTAGGATAGTTGGTGGATATGAATGATTCAGCTAGGTCTAGTTTATCGAATATACCAACAACGATTTTGTCGTTACGTTTATTAACGAGTTGTACTTGGATGAGATAGTCTGTAGTGATGACTGTACGTATCTTATACGCCACTACAAGCTTATTGGAGTAAGAGGTATATCCTTTAGCTATAAACGCTTGAGTAAGCTCTTGAGCACGAATCTTACGGTTCTTTGGACTCATAGCTTCTTCTGTATCTTGTACCAGCATAACGAAATTAAGATTGGGTAAATCTCGGATTAGCTTCCTACAAGAATGACTCTTATCCTGAATTTGGGATATGTTTCTAGATACAGCTGCTAGAATATTATTACTATGAGAGATAAAGAATCGTTTATCTTTCTCATTAAAGAATCCCCATATTCCAGGCTTAGAGTAATTCAGTAAATCTTTAATTTTCATAAAATTAACATAATATAATCGAGTTAAGTGATTATTTGTATCCTAACGATATCAAATAGATACGAAAGATTCATTTTCCCACTTTTGACATAATATAACTCATCATTCATGGGATAGAGTTTCTATAATAGTTGTTAATGTTTCTAGAATAATATGTGAAAATTCGTGGATGGGGTTACGCAGTCGCACTCGAACCTCGAAGTACCCTACCCCCCCCCTCAATCAATATCGTTGTGGCACCGAACTTGCAGGGCATAGTTCTTGCTATTGCAAATCGTGCCAATCGGGTTGGCATAGATCGTGCATCCCCCTGCAATTATCGTGCCTGGTATGGGGCTTGCATGTGGCACCGAAGTTGCATTGGCAGGGTCATGATATATAATAGTATCGCGGGCGCGGGTATATATACAAGGTCAACTCGTTCAGTTGAAGGTGTAGAAGTTCTAGGCAATGTCGAATGCTTAGACATGGTTTAAGGGGTCAAGTGATATCGTTGATCGTAATGAATTCAATGGGTTATGACGATTTGAGGGGTTGGCATGGGGTTAGCATTGATGTCTGGCATGACGGCAACGTCACGAGATAGCACTAGATTCTCTCTCTCCTCTCTCATCTAGTGTTAACTCTCTCCTCTCTCTCCCGAAATACCCCACGGACGGGGTATCGTTAGCGGATGGTTACCGCTAGCCTGATGATGGGTAACCCGTTGCATGAGTTGGTCTTCGTGCAATTGTAAGTGAAGACAAGTGGTCGCGTGGCACTAAGCCTGACGATTGCGCCGATAGGGTACCACGCTAAAGCCTTAACTGGCTATGCTTTGACGCCCTAGTGCCCCGGATAAGGCGGTTACTGGCCCCGGGTATAGCCGATAACAAACGGTAGAAAGTCCGTTGAATTGGTGAGGTTCGAAACAACCCTAGGGAATGGGTTGTCGCAAGGATTGACCTTGCCTGATGATGAGCCTAAACAAAAGGGGATATATCATGAAAAAACAAATTGACGCCATTGAATCTGAACTAAACGATAATCTCTTTAATTTAACTTTAATCGTTTGCTGTGCTTTTATTCTTTACTGCATTAAGTTTTACGCTTAATAATATAACTAAGGAGTCAATGCATATGTCAAAAAATACCTTGAAAATTAATGTTTCACCGATCGATGCCAACGAACTTTTCCAAGAGTTACTAAATCAGACCCAAGAGCCACTGAAAATCGGACGGCTCGAATATCTTGCCGGTGACGCACTGCGCAAGCTTGACCCCATCGCCTTTCGGTGTGAAGTATCCAACTATATAGATGCGCTTTTGAGTGACGGTGAATTGACGGAAATTGACGGCGAATTTTATTGGACTTCTGACATCTAATAATATAACGTTATATTAAGGAGTCGATGATATGTTAACCAAAAATGCTAAAATGAAACGCTCAGAAGGCTCGAGGTTTAAAAAAATATTCAATTGGACCATCCCCGCATTCATGACCAAAGACGGGTTTAAAACTTGTCCAATGGCCGGAGTCTGCGCGTCCGGTTGCTACGCTCGGATGGGTGCTTATGTTTGGTCCAATGTTTACGGAAAGCACGAGGCAAACTTGAAGCTAACCCAAGCCCCTGAATTCGTTCAGGCTATGAGTCTTGAAGTCAAGCGAGTCAAGGCGGACCTAGTCCGTATCCATGACGCTGGCGATTTTTACTCTCTTGAGTATCTTTTGAAGTGGATTGACATTGCAAAACTCAATCCATCGGTGCAATTCTACGCATACACGAAAAGCGTGAGCATGGTCAAAAGTGTGACATTGCCCGATAACTTGACCATCATTTTCTCTCTAGGTGGGCGAGAAGATCACTTGATTGACACAAAAACTGATCGCCACAGCCGAGTCTTTTCCTCGATTGAACAATTGCAAGCTTCGGGATACGTCGATACTAGTCACGACGATACCCATGCGATCAGCGTTAATCATCGAATCGGGTTAGTATATCACGGCAATAAAAAATTCGATAACACGGCATGGGACCGAGTTAGCGCATAATAAAAGAAAGGGTCACGATATGGTTAAGGAATTATTGGTTGATCATGATGGGCGGGAATTATACCTAGTCGGGAAAGTGTACTATGGGAATAGACTTGACCCAGAAGATAGGGGTGATATCACGGGGTTCAAAGTATTCGATGAAATAACAAGCGAGGATATCACTGAGGAACTTTCTTGGACTGAGCGCGACAAGCTGGAACAAATTCTTTTCGATCAAGGCAAATAATATAGCAATTTTTTGATGCGGCGTGAGCCGTGACATAGCCTAGGGACGGGCCGATTTTTCTAACGATTAAGGAGTCTTTATGTGTGAATTAAACTGTTCTTGTTTAGTGTGTGAATTGGTTGAAGCTGAAACTCGCGGCATTATCCGGTTAGGTGACATTGACTCGGATTCATTGACTCGGGACCAATTAAAAGCCCTTGACTTATTTGACGAGTTTGTTAAGTCGGGACTAGGGAGTTAATATATGTTATCACTTGACGCAATGGTGGCACTTAATTTTTTCATGGCCCTGATATCGGTAGGGTTGGCGATAGGTGTGGTGGTAAATGAACGATAAAAAAGAAATCACAATGGATATAATAAAAGAAATCGAATTGGCTGTTATGCTTAAGTGTGAGTGGATAGAATTTAATATAACAATTGGGAGATTCAGATAATGAAAAACGCAATTTTGTTTTTGTCTTTGATTACTTTGACTGCATGTGGAGAGCTTGATTTTCAAGGCCCGGCTGGCCCTAGGG